TTTTGTTCGTAGTTATAAATACCTGTAGGGCCTAATGCGTTTTGCACCCAACCTATAACAATTTCTTCTGTTAAGTCAGCATAAGGAATGTAGTCAGTTTGTTCTTGGTTTACTGCTAATTCTGTATTGCCTTGTATGCTTGCAGTATATTGTCCGTCTGTGCCTGATAATGTCCATATTACATTGACAACATAATTAGGTTCAGGGTTTTGCACTACATACATAGCGTCAATAGTCCATGTGTAATTCATTATCCGACCTTCCAGTTAGTTCCATCACTATAAACAGGTATATTTACTGCACCACCGCCTGTAACTGTTGCACCAAAAGTAGGTGCTAAAGCGTCTGTAACAAATGCTCTTGCACCTGCACCTGATGTTGAAGCTGATGGTAAAGTAGCTACTGTATAAACTGTTGATGTAATAACACCAAATGCTTTAGTAAGTGTTGTAGAGCTATTACCTATTACTGTTGTGTTAGAGCCAAGTCCTATTGCTTGATACCCAATAACCATTTCATTGGTGTTAGTGGCAGCAGAACCTACAGTTTGGTATCCAATATAAACATTATTTGTGCCACTTGTATTAGCATTAGCATAAGGTGATTGACCACGACCTGCTTGATATCCAATTGCAGTATTACTAGCTCCTGTATTGTTGTATAAAGCCTGACCACCTATTGCTGTGCAAGATGCACCTGTAGAATTTGAGTAAAGTGCTTGCGTTCCAATTGCTGTAGTAAAACTATTTGTAGATTGTGTGTAAGCTGCTTGATACCCAATAGCTATATTGTTACTTCCGTTTGATTGAGTATATAAAGCTTGAAAGCCAATACCCATATTATAACTGCCTGAAGTATTACCTTGTCCTGCTGCGTAACCTATAAATCCATTTCCAATACCTGTGCTATTATTTAATCCTGCTTGATAACCTAAACCCATGTTGTTAGTTCCAACTGTGGTATTTGTTAATGCTTGATATCCAACCGCAGTATTACCTGTTCCACTTGCTAAAGATGCTACAGGAACGCTAAATCCACTACCTGTTCCACCGATAGATGCAGCAGGTGCTGTTAATACTGTGGTTGTGTCTTTAAATCCTACACCATTAGATGTAAGTGTTACAGATGTTACTGCACCACCTGATACTACGATAGTAGCAGTTGGGTATGTAGTGGCAGTAGAACCTGACGATAGTGTCATGACTACGCCTGTGTATGTTCCTGCAGTGTATCCTGTGCCACCTGTGATAGTGCCTAGTGTTGCTACGTTGGTGGTATTGTTGTATAGGGATTGATAACCTACAGCGGTTAGATTGGATGATGTAGTGTTGTTATATAATGATTGTTGTCCTATTGCTACATTAAGAGCAGCAGTATAATTGTTATATAAAGATTGAGCACCAAAAGCACAATTTGAGTTACCTGTAGTATTTGCATTTAAAGCATAGTCGCCAAAAGCACTATTATTAGCACCTGTGTTTAATTTTAATGCTACAAATCCAAAAGCATTATTTCCATTTGATGTTGAATTTGTAAGTAATGCTTGAGTACCAAAAGCATTATTTTGTGTGCCTGTTGTATTATTATTTAATGCTTGGTATCCAAAGGCATTATTCCAATTGCCTGATGTTACTTTGTTTAATGCTGTATAACCTACACCTGTATTACCACTTCCTGAAACAGTAGCATTTAATGCTTGGTATCCAACGGCTGTGCTTGTTGAAATACTTCCCCCACCCAATCCAACCTTAACTGTGTTAAATGTAGAGTCAGCAGATGTTGTGATAGAGCCACTAGGAACAGAGATGTTGTTAGTGGTGGTTACTGCTGCTGTGGTTGTGGGTGTGTAGGATGATGCTTGAGAACCTTGCTCAAATTGAGCTCCCCAAATATAACAGCCTGAAGTTCCATCACCTGTATAAAATCCTGCATTTGGTGTTCCTGATGGATTTTGTAATTCATACCATGCTTGTAAACTACCTGATGCAGTTGCAGTAAATGTATATGAATATCTAATCCATCCATTACCAACAGATTGCGTAGATGATGAAATGGGAGTAACAGCTACTACTCTTGGATCAATTATAATAGTTCTTGTGCCATTAGGCTTGTAATAAATTGATGCTGTATAAGTTAATCCACTTACTACTGAATATGCTTGATATATTGTATGATTTGCTTGTGTGGTATCTTCTGTCAATAATGTTGCAGTAGATGTTCCATCAGGTGCAGTAAATGGACTAGAAATTGTTGTAGCATTTCTTGACCAAGAAACACTAAATGTCTGTGATTGTAACCATAAATTATTCCCACCCTGCAAGTAAAGTTGTTTGTCTACTTGATTTCCGTTAGTAGTGGTATTACCTGTGTTTTGTAGTGAGCCTGTGCCTTGGTCGTAGGTTTGACCAATAAGTAGGTTAGAACCTGTGAATTGTAGGTTGGCAGAGTTACCAAATGCACTTGTGCCATTACCATAAGGAATATAGCCTGCGGTTAAGCTAGATAATCCTGTGCCACCTGAACCAACAGCTAATGGCGTAGTCGTTAAAGTTAAACTTCCTGCGCTTAATGCAGTTGTTGTAAGCAAGCCTGTTTGTGGGACAAATTGAAGTTTAGTAGAGCTAGTATTAACAGAATTAACTGTGCCTGATGTAGCATTTGCAAGTAACGGATAATATGTAGACGAGCTAGATGTATTGTCAGTAATAGTAACTAAAGCTGCGTTTGCTTGCCATGTTGGCGCTGATGATCCGTTAGATGTTAATACTTGTCCTGATAAACCTGCCGCAGTAATTCCTAAAGCTGATCCTGATGAATAAACTGCGCCACCTGCCACAGCAGTTAAGTTAGCACCTGTTCCACCATTAGTTAATGCTACTTGACCTACAATGTTTCCTGCTTGAACAGTTAAAATACTATTATTAACATAAATTGCGCCATTGCTTGAATTTACATAAGCTACAATTCCTAATTTAATTGCATAGCCTGTTGGTGGAATTGTATTTTGATAATAACCTGCAGAATATGGTGATAAATATAAAGTATCGCCTACTGTATAGCTTCCAGTATTTACACCTTGAACTAAACCAATAGTTGTAACATAACCTGCTGTTCCTGTAGGAATGGCTTGATTTGCTAAACCTATGACATTTCCTGTTGTTAAAGTGTTTGCAATAGCTAAAGCTACATTAGGATAAGTAAATCCACTACTTGTAGATGTAACATATACAGGCTGACCTACGTTAATTGTAGAACCTGTATTGTTATAAACTTTTAATTGTATTTCTTCGCCAATATGTAATGTATTGTTTGTGACATCGTTGTAATAAGCTAAAGCGTTTTGAGTGCTGTCATACCATAAACGACCTGCGTTATAGCTTGGCGCTGAAGTTGCTGTATAAGTTTCGTAACTAGAAATTGTAGGTGTTGCTATTGTTACGCTAGTTAGCGTTGAGGCAGTAGAACCTAAAGATATAGATGTAGAACCTATAGTAATACTAGAGTTATTTAAAGCGCCATTAGGAATACCACTAAAATTAGTGCCTGTTAAAGTAGGTGTGGTAGTCCATGATAATCCACTACTGTATTGTAAAACACCTGCGCTTGGCGTTAAAAATGATGTTGTATTAGATGCAGATTGATATGGTAAATAGTTAGATGCGCCACCAGCTAAATTAGTCGCTGTTGTGGCAGTCGTAGCTGAACCTGCTGTTGTTGCAGTTGCAGCATTTCCACCAATATTTAATGATGTGGCAGTTCCTGTTAGACCTGTGCCTGGGCCTGTAAATTGAGTTGAAGCAGAAATAGTTGTGCCACCAAGGGTCGTAAAAGCGCCTGTAGATGGGCTAGAAGCGCCAATCGTAGTGCCATTGATACTTCCACCTGTAATTGATACATTTGATGCGTTTTGAGTGCTTAAAGTGCCTAATCCTGATACTTGGCTATTAGAAATAGCTATTGTTGTGTTGGAAGCAGCAGTTAATTGACCCTGTGCGTTTACTGTATAGGTAGGAACTGATGAAGCTGATCCATAAGAACCTGCTGTTACAGCAGTATTTGTAATAGAAAATTGTGTGCCTGTTAAAGTAAGGCCTGTTCCGGCAGTATAAACGCTAGAAACAGAGAAATTAGACCAAGTTATAGATGTTGTGCCTAATGTGCCACCTGGTTGAGCTAATGAATACCATGCAGAACCTGCTTGTGTTCCGCTAACAATAAATATGATTGCACCGACATATTCATTCCATGTATCAGAACCTGGTGTGTAAGTCCATGCGCCACTTGATACAGTATAAATTCCGTTTTGTGCTGCATTTGTCTGATTTTTGACTAAAACTACGTTTCCAGCTACTAAACTTACGCCATCAATCGTTTGTAATCCTGAAAGCGTAATATTTGTTAATGTGGCTACTGTTGCAGGCTCTTTCCAAGATAATCCTGCCGCTAAATAGTCAACATATTGCTTGTTTGTAAGATCAAAAGGGCTTACAGGGGCATTACTTGATTGTGCTGTTGTAAAGTAAGCTAAAGAAGGTGAGTTTCCACCAATAATTGAGCTATTAATCGTGCTATTGGTGATTGTCAATCCTGATTGAATAGGATTAACTGTGGCATAGAAAGGCTGACCCTGCCCAATAAAAGTATTAAAACTATTATCTAGATTGAATAACGCCTGAACAGGCAGAATATTCTGATCTATTGTTTTTGCAGGATCAGACATCTAATTCCCTTATGATTGGTCGGCTACTGGTGTAACGTATAAGCTTGTTGTTCCGCCTGACGCAATTGCTGTTAAATAAAAAGGTGTTGTTGGAACTGCTAACACTACAGGAGTTTCCATGATTGCAGGTAATACAAAATCACCTGTGTTTCCATCAGTAGCAAATACTGCATTAGCCGCAGCAGTTGCTGTGCCTGGAGTGAATTTTACTGCACATGGATAAGCGCCTGCATTTAAAAAGGCTGCATAGTTTACTTGGTCGTTAGTTGAATCATTAATAGTAACAGCGCCATGTTGTGAAGTTGTTACAGTTAATGTCGTTGTTGGGCCAGCTAAACGGATTACTGAAGTATTTGCCATGATTTATCCTTAAACTGCGTTAGTAGGTAATGGACCTTCAGCTCTTACAATTTGTAATACATAGTTACCAGTAGCAGGAGTTGCACTAGAACCTGATGTATTAATAAATTGAATTTGAAGTGTATTAGCTGCAGAACATTCTGCTTCAGCATAAGCAATACCTGCTGTTTGTGTGCCTACATAACCAACAGGAATTATAATATCTGTTGTTTGTAAACCAGCTACAGTAAATGTTTGGTTAGATGATGTTGAAGATACAGCGCTTGGAGCTAATGAAGCTGATATATAAAACGTTTCGTGTGAATTTCCACGAGTAACTGTTGTTGATGACATGATTTTTCCTTTGCAAAGAAATCTAGAAACTAGATTGGTTAATTATACTATAAATAAAGAAAAAGCCATCTTGAAAAATGGCTTTCTCTCTTTAAAACATTGTTTACTAGCTTAAGTCGTAACCAAATACATAAACATCAACAGTTGCTGTAACAAATGGTGTTGAAATGTTTACATAAAGGTTTTGAGCAGTTTGTGCTGCAGTTGTAGTTGGGCTGATAACATCAGTTACTGTGTTGCCTGTAACGCCTGTTAAAGCTGCCGCTGTGTAAATAGCTGTTCCACCTTGTGATGGAGCAGTATATAAACCAAATACTACTGTGTGAACGTCTGCACTTACACCTGCGTTATTAGCATTTGCAACTACGATTTGTTGAACAGAATATGTAGTTGAGTTGATAATAGGAAGGTTAAAGTCTTGTGCTGCAGCTGTGCTTACACCTTTGTAGACAGCTAATAAGCGGTTAGCTTGATTAGTGCCTAGTTGGGATGGGTGAACTGCAACGGTGGTTGCTGGGCCTGGATTCGCCATAATAAATTTTCCTTTTTTTTGTTTTCTAATTAGAGGGGATTTTACTCCCCCCTGTCCGTTAAATTACTTAAGCTGCTACTCGGCAAGCTAACTCTGGGTAGAGTGGCGCCCAACCGTATAGAACATCAAGACGTGTAGGAATTGAGTCATTGTTAATTGTGTATTGACGAACAACACGCATTGACAAACCAATTTCCTTATCAGATGCACGACCAGCAAAGTGAACGCCATCTGGCAATTCCAAGTCAGCACAAGCAAGCGTGAAAGCGTTGCGGTGCATGATGATGTTTTGTGCTGATACAGTACCTGT